TCGGGCTGCGCTCAGGTCGTCTTGCACGCGAGGAACACCACCGTCTTCTTGTCAGGCGCGGTCAGGGCGGTCACGTCCCAGTCGTCTCTCCGCAGTCCCTTCCAGTAATCCAGATGGTGCCCGAAGAAGCGATCGACGACCACTCGTTCGATCATCGACCGGTACGTGGGGGACGCCGGTGCGCTCCTCGAGGATCGCGCACCAGACGCGCATGAGTCCTGCGCGGGCTTCACGCGGGATCACGGTGTCCTTCCGAGCGTGCCGATGATCCGCACGCCGCCCTGCCCCTCGCGGTTGCCGATCCGAAACGACGCGCGCACGAGCACTTCGACCTCGGGCGGCTCGTCGATCGGGACGGCGTACTCGATCGACCCCTCAAGGCTGTCACCCGCCTCGACGAGATCAGCCATCCCACGCAGCACGGCCGCGAGCGCCGCGTGCGTCGTGCCGACCGGCATGTTCTGATTCGGCTCGAGGATCATCGGACGCAGACCGCGCAGTAGTCGTCACCGCCGTACTCCTCGGAGAGGCGCCAGGCGATCGTCTGGAGCTCGAGCGCCTCGAGGGTCGAGGCGGAGGCTTGGACGCCGCAGCGGTTGCAGATCACCGCCAGGAAGAACGGTGGTGTCTCCGCCTCCGGGTATTCGGCGACGATCTGTCGCAGGAGCTTCTCCGTCCGCCGTTCGAGGATCTCGCGGTTACTCAGGGCGCCGCGTGTGTACATCGTGCCGTCCCCCGTTCTCTGTGTGCGTCAGGGCGATCATGGTTGGGCTTCGTCGCAGGGCGCGCTGGTAGCGCCGCGCGGTGTAGCGCGAGCCGAACAGCACGCCCAGGATGAACGCCAGCAGGGCGACGCCGGCGATCACTTGCCTTCGTTCATCTGGTCGTCGTTGCGGTAGCGGACGTAGAGCCCGTAGCGCGCCTCCTTTTGCTGGTTGCCTTCGACCTTCTCGAGCCGGCGCACGATGATCTCCCAGTGCGGGTCGTTGCCGACCATGTTCTTGATGATCCGCCGGCCCGAGTAGGCCGGCCCGGACCCGGAGACTTTGATCCGCGCCCAGCGTCCTGGGTTCTTGCGGATCTTCTCGATCGGCTCTGAGTACTTGCTGTTGATCGAATGCTCCGGTGGTGCTTCCCAGGCGAACCCGTCGTCGACCTTCGGTGAACGTGACCCCGGCTTGCGGGGCGGCATCTAGATCTCCGCCCCGGTCAGCTTCGTCTCCTGCGTCAGTCCTCGGTTGTACTCGTCGCGGAGAGCGCGGGCCATCTGGTAGCCGGCGCCGCCGGTGTGGCTGTCGCCGTACCGCCCCTCGCGGGATTTGCCGAGCAGGAAGTCCGGGCCTCGGGCGGCGATCACCTCGCCGAGGTGCTTGTCGTCGAGCTCGGGGTGGGCGCGGAAGAGCCGCGCCAGCCCTCGGATCAGCAGGCCGTTCTGGCCGTTCTGCCGGCCGAGCGTTGACTTGCGCAGGACCAAGAGCGTCGGCGTCAGACACTCGCGGCCTTCCTCGTCGACGGTCTTGTACGCCTCCTCGATCGCCGCGATCGCCGCGATGTTCCGCTCGAGCGAGGTGTCCGGCCGCGCGGCGCCGACCGCGAGCACGTAGTCGTTGGCGGTCACGATCCCCTCGATCGCCACCGCCTCTGGATCCTTCGCGGTGACGCGCGCCCGGAAGGTGTAGTAGGGGTGGACGACCTTGCGGTCGCGGTTCTTGTGCAGGAAGAAGCGGGCCTCGGAGGCGAGATCGAGCCCGGAGTAGATCGAGGCCCAGATCGTCGTCTTGCCGTTCATCTTGCAGATCTCCATCCGCTGCTGGCCGTCGAGCACGGCGAAGACCGCGCCCCGGCCGCGCTCGGCCACGTCGATCGTCCCGACCAGGGAGGCGTCGAAGCGCGCCGCCTCGCGGCGGACGAACGGCCAGGCGACGGGTCTTTGGTAGCCGTGGTCGACCAGGAGCTCCTCCATGCGCAGGAGCCGGACCTCGAATGGCCACTCGCCTTCCTCCGCCGGCCTGACCTTGACTCTGAGCTCGGGGATGCCCTTCGCTTCGCGGACGAGCGCGAAGAACGCGGCCTGCTTGTCGGGCGCCTTCTCGAGCCGGCGCGCGAGCTCCTCCCAGGCCTCGGCGTACTTCGGGATCACCCAGTTGTGGTTCGCGATCTGGGTCGCGCTCTGCGAGGCCAGGTCGGGTGTCCAGCCTTCGACGCCTATCTCGCGGCCGAGCATCGAGCCGATCGCGCCGAGGTCGCGGACCATCTGCGGGTGGTGCAGACCGCCGACCGGTTCGAGCAGCGGCAGCAACCGTTCGTACAGCTTGTCGGCTGCGGCCTGCCGGTTGGCGCGCCTGATTTCGAGCGTCTTCGCGATCGACTCCCGTCGGTGTGTGCGTTGCGGTCTCGCGCCGTTCGTCGGTTTCAAGACGCCGGCGTTCTCGAGTCGCGCCAGCGAGTTCGCAAACGCTCGCCCGCCGGCCATCGTGCCGGACAGGGTGATGGCCTTGCCGCTGTGCTCGACCTCGTTCCCTTCTTGGTCGAGCACGCGGTAATGGCCCGACCCTTTTCGCTCGAGCCGGTAGCCGCGCTTGAAACGCTTGGCCACTAGATCGTCGAGCTCTTTCGAGCCCGTTTTGCCTGCAGGCATGGGTGCCGTCCCTTCTGATCTGTGTGCCTGGGCCTGTCGGCCGAACATGATGTCAGACCGGACGGTCGTAACGTACTAGCTAGGCAGACGAATCTCGTCGGCGGCGCGCGTTCGTCGTCCAGGTTTGGATGGTGGCAGGGCTGACGCCGAGCTCCTTGGCCATGCTGCGTGCGGAGGCTCCGCTGTCCCGGCACTCGAGCACGAAGTCCTCCAGCTGCGCGTCGTACTCGCGTGTAAGCCGTTCTGTCTGCTCGCGAAGCTCGAGTAACAGCTGGAGATGTCGAAGTTCGAGTCCGGTCAACGGCCTGCCTTCCGGTCTGCCGCCCCTTCGCCGCATCGAACCAAAAGCGTACGCAGGGGCTCTACTGAGTTTCGTATGAACCGCTAATACCAAATTCGCCTCGGCTACCATCGCCTCGTCCACTGTTCCTCCTTGGCCCGCCGTAGAGGCTGCAGACTCGAGGTGGGAGTTTGGGACGATGGACAGGCAGGGGGGCTGGGACGCCCCCCTGCTGTCTCCCTAGCGTTGGCGGCAGACCGCCCGCGTGCAGTAGTGCCGCTTCGTCCACTGCGAGTAGACGTAGGCGTCCTCGTAGAGCACGCGCCCGCAGCGGTAGCAGCGCGCCTTCAGCCGGCGCCGTTTGACGGTGGCCGTCACGGGAGCATCGCCCGCAGCTTGTCGAGCCCGTCGGACTTCTTCAGTCCGCGCAGCGTGGACGGCGGCATGTTCAGCGCCCGCGCGATCGCTGCCTTGCTGGCGCCGCCGTCGTAGGCCTTCTTGACCAGCGGCCAGGCCGCCGCCTGCATCTGCTCGAGCGCCGCGTTCAGCGTGTTCAGGGCTCCCATCCAGTCCTCGTTCTGTACGTTCGAGAACGTCAGGTCGAGTGCCTGCTGAGCCCCGTCGATGTTGTCCTTGATGGTGTCCACGTTCCTCCTTGTGGTTGATTCGGACAGCACCATTTTACCGCCGGCGCGCGCCTGTTCTCTGGCGGGGCAACAGATAAGGGCTGCGTTTGCAGGGGTTTTCTAGTTGCCCAGTCTGCAAACTCCCTGCGTAGACGGTTTTACAAAAGTCTGTACTCGTCGTCAGAGGAGACAACATGACGAAGGTCACGCTGCTCGCCTCGGTGAGCGAACACGCCGCCGGCCAGACGATCGAGCTCGACACCGAAACCGCCGACCGCTGGATCCTGCTCGGCTACGCCGAGGGCGATCTCTCCCGCGCCTACGACCACGTCGAGGTCGAGACGATCGAGGCGTTCCATCAGGTGGTGCAGGTCTGATGGCGTCGGCCCACTACAACCTCGCGCTGCAGGAGTGGTTCAAGGGAACGATCGGCGACATCACCTCGCCGACGAACACGATCAAGGCGCGGCTGATGCGCACCGCCGTCTACACCTTCTCGCAGGCGCACCAGTGGGCCTCGCAGCTGCCGGCGCCGATCGTTCCCGACGTCGTCTTGGGGAACAAGGTCGCGAACGGCAACCAGCCCTCGGGTGGAACCGACCCCGGCTGCTTCGACGCGGCCGACGCGGTCTTCCCGGCCGTGCCGGGGGGCGCGCTGATCGACTGCCTCGCCGTCTTCAAGGACACCGGCAACCCGGCGACCTCGAACCTGCTCTTCTACCTCGACGGCTTCCAGGTGACGCCGAACGGCGGCGACATCACGGTGCAGTGGCAGAACGCGGCGCCCTGGATCGCGAGGCTCTGAGCTAGCCGGTGGCCATCAAGACGATCACCGGCCAGTTCCTGATCGGCCAGTACCTGATCGGTCAGGGCTCGCCGACGCCCGTCGCGGGCGTCCCGTCGGCGCAGGCCTTCGGCGTCGTCAAGATCCCGCCCAGGGGTGTCGCCTCGGCGCAGGCCTTCGGCGCCGTCACGATCGTGCCTGGGCCGGTCTCGCGGCAGCTGGCCGGCGTCCCCTCGGCGCAGGCGTTCGGAGCTCCCGGCGTCTGGATCATCCGCTTGCGCCCGGAGACCTGCACCGACATCACGCTCGCCGCCGATCTCGAGTCCGCCCTGACGCTCGTCGCTGATCTCGAGTCCGACCTCGTCCTCCAACCAGCGGGGTGCAGCTGATGGCCTTGGGCTACGCGCAGCAGACTTGGACGGACAACGTCACGCCGGCCGACGCGGCGCACATGAACCACATCGAGGCCGGCGTCGGTCTGCTCGACGGCGGCAAGGTCGACTCGAGCTCGGTCGTCGTCGCCGGCAGCCCGATCGTCACCAACAAGCTCCTCTCGACCGACACGCAGAACGCCTTCCAGGTTCTCGGCAGCGGCCAGATCAACTGGGGCGCGGGTGGTGCGACGGCGTCCGACCTCACCGTCAGCCGAGGAAGCGCCAAGACGCTGATGGTTGGCTTGTACAGCCAGGGATGTGCGTTCCAGATCATGGGCGACAGCACCCTCTGGCCGTTCGTCGTCTACGACAGAGTCACCAACGCCTACCCGCACTTCGTCATCAACAACAACGGCGGTCTCAACTGGGGATCGAAGTCAGCTGCGACTGACACCGACCTCTACCGCTCTGGTGTCAACACTCTGAAGACGGACGGGGCGTTGGTCGCGGTCGGGACGGCTTCGGGCATCGGCTTCGTTTTCCAACCGGGGACGGCGGCAGGCAACTCGCTCGCGTCCTTCTCCCCCGGCGCAGGGGACACGGCCTACCGCTACGTCGTGGACGTCAACGGCAAGACGGTGTGGGGTCCGGGGAACGTTGCTGGCGACACGAACCTCTACCGCGGCGGTCCGGGGATGCTGCAAACGGACGGCACGATCACCGTTGTCGGCGGAGTGAGCCAGCTTGGGATCAACTACAACCCGGCGACTGTGGTCGGTTATTCCTTGCGTTCCATCGTCTCAGGCGACACCGCGCCGAGGTTCAGGATCGACGTCAACGGCCTGATGCAGTGGGGTCCGGGCAACACGGCGGTGGACACGACATTGTCTCGGTTCAGCGCGGGGTCGGTTGGGATCACCAGCGCCGATCCGTCCGGCATCTCGCTGATGCTGAGCGCGGGCTACCTCTACCGTTCGGCCTCAGCCCCGGGGTTAACGCTGTTCGGCGCGATCTCGAGCGGCGACACGAACTTCCGCTTCTCCTCCAGCGTCAGTGGGGCGCTGGCCTGGGGACCAGGCAACACCGCAGGGGACACCACGCTCCAACGCGGCGGCGTTGGGCTGTTGCAGTTGGGCACCACGACGCAGCGTGGCTGGTTCCGCATTCAGAGCGACGCAGTCGGCAGCGTCGCGTTCATCATCGCGAACGCCGCCGAAGCTGAATACCGGCTGCGGATCATGGGCGACGGCTCGATGCGCTGGGGCGACGGTGTGGTTGCCGGGGGCGACACAACGCTCGCTCGCACCGCCGCCAGCAAGCTGTCGCTGACTGGCTCGCTCGACGTCTCCGGGACGCTCTCCGTCGCCGGTGTGCCCGTCGGCGGCGGTGCGGGATTGCCGACAGGCGCGGTCTGTCAGTTCGCGGGCTCGGCGGCGCCGGCGGGCTATCTGATCTGCGACGGCTCGGCGGTCAGTCGCACCACCTACTCGGCGCTGTTCACGGCCATCGGGACGACCTACGGCGCCGGTGACGGGACGACGACGTTCAACCTGCCGAACCTGCAGCAGCGCGTGCCGGTGGGTGTCGGCACGGGCTACGTACTCGGCGCGAGCGGCGGTGAGGCGAGCCACGTCCTTGCTGCCGCTGAGATGCCGTCGCACAACCACGGCATCACCGGCGCTCCGGGGATCACCGACCCGGGCCACACGCACGGGCCGGCCGCGACCCGTCCCGGCAACTACATGGTCACCTACGGGACGGGTTCGGGTACCGACCCGTCGAACGGTTCTGGTACGCACTGGTCGATCGCGGACGACCACGTCACGGGATCGTCGACAACTGGGATCACGCCGAATGCTGGCTCGCTCGGCACAGCGGCTGCGGGTTCCGGTGCTGCGCACAACGTCATGCAGCCGTACCTCGTTCTCAACTACATCATCAAGACCTGAGGAGAGGCAATGAACGTGACCATCTCGATCGGGCTCGGCCCGGACGATCCCGCACCGGCGATGACACCACAGGAGATGCTGATCGCGCTCGGCGGCGACCCGGCGAAGGACAGCTGCGGCGTCTCGATCAGCGCCGGCCACATGCCGCCGCCTCCGCCCGTCGAGCCGCTACTCGCGCCGGCGGTGCTCAACGATCCGGCAGCGATCGCGCCGTGAACGAGCTCCGGGTCTACAAGTTTCTGATCGTGCCCGTCATGCAGGAGATCACTGACGACGGGACGGTGGTCGCAGAGGTGCAGCCACAGAATCCCGACCATGTCTTCGGTCTCGACGGGCTCGAGAAGTACGCGGCGGGCTTCAACGAACGACTCGCGGACATCGTCGCCGCGCAGAACGGAGGTACGTGATGGCAAGAGGTGGTGGCAAGGGCAAGGTGACGATCGGCCCGTCGAAGAAGGGCCAGAAGCCGGTCACCTTCCAGAAGGGCGGACTGCACCGCTCGCTCAACGTGCCGCAGGGGCAGAAGATCCCGGCCTCCAAGATGGCCGCAGCGAAGGCGGGACGGTACGGCCCGAAGGCGAAGAAGCAGGCGAGCTTCGCGCAGGGCATGCTCGCGGCCGGCCGGCGCACAGCAGCCAAGAAGAAGCGAGGCAAGTGATGGCTGATCTCCCGCTCCCCGGCCCGACCGAGCTCAACGCGGCGCCGGCGATCCCCTACTCGGCTGATCCCTCCGACTTCCCCGTCCCACCCGGAGCTCCAACGGAACCGTTCGAGGTTGTGCCGGCGGACACCGCCGCGACCGGCGATCACACGGTGGGCGAGGATCTCTGATGGCGAAGGCCGTCCCGCGCACCAAGGCGGGCAAGAAGGCGAAGGTCAAGTCGGTCATGCACGAGTGGAAGACCGGCACGTTGCACTCGGGCTCGAAGAAAGGCCCGATCGTCCGCAACCAGAAGCAGGCCGTTGCGATCGCGCTCAGCCAGACCGGTCAGGCGCGCAAGACGCGGAAGAAGAAGTAGACCGCCCCACTCCGGGGTTGGTTCGCAGTGGCCCTCAGGCAAGTCAGCTTTTCACCCACACGCCGAGCGAGACGGTCTACCCCGTAGTCGCGCGACATCAGGCCGTCTCTTACGGCCTTTGTCAGCGACCCAGGAGGTAGCCCGTGAGTCGTGGTTCCGCAACCCTTCTCGCACTGCTCTTCTTCGGCGCGCTCGTCGTTGCGACGACCGCCAAAGGAGGCGTTGACCCTCAGCACCACCAGCCACGTCGCGTCGTCGGTTACGGCCAGATCAAGTTCGAGGGGCTCGGCCCTGAGGCCTGGGCACACCGAGCTCGCATCTGGCACAAGGCGTACTTGAAGGAACGGCGAGTGCAGATGACCTCGCCGACGGTGACAGAGGCGATCGACATCGCCTGCGCGACGTACGGCTGGTGTTCAACGCTCTGGCGCAAAGCCAGCTGCGAGACCGGCGGAACGTTCAACAAGTTCTCGCGCAACCTTTCTTCTGGGGCGGCGGGGCTTTTCCAGTTCCTGCCCTCGACCTGGCGCTCGACGCCGTATGCCTCGATGTCGATCTGGGATCCAGTCGCGAACGCGCTCGCGGCCGGCTGGATGCACGTTCACGGGCGCGGAGGTGAGTGGGTCTGTCAGTAGCCACAGGGCCGAAGCCCGAGGTCATCGAGGCATTCAAGGTCGAGTACGCCAAGCGGCTGAACCAGCGCGCGGCGGCGATCCAGCATCCCGCCGGTCTGCTCGAGCACGTCGAGTGCGTCGACTCGCGGACCGGTGAGCGCTTCTCCTTCGAGCTCGAAGACCCCGAGGCCGGCTGGTACTGGCAACGCGACACGCTCGACAGCTGGATCGCGCATCCCCTGAACCTCGTCTTGAAGGCGCGGCAGCTGGGGATCACCTGGCTTGCCGTCGGCTTCGCGCTCTGGAAGCTGCTGACGATGCCGGGGACGCGCGCGCTCGTCGTCTCGATCAACGAGGACGAGGCGATCAAGGTCGTCAACCGCATGTTCGACATGTTCCACTCGCTGCCCGAGCATCTGCGCTTCGAGGCCGAGGTGACGAAGCCGTCGCGCGGAGCTCGGCCGTCCACCTTGATCGAGTTCACGTTCAAGGACGGGCGGATCTCATCGGCGGTCGGGCTCCCTTCCACCCGACGTGCGGGTCACGGTGAGGTGGCCACGCTCGTGCTGCTGGACGAGTACGCGCGGCACGAGTATGCCCGTGACTCGTGGAAGGCGATGTTCCCGACCGCCGACAACGGCGGGCAGATCATCGTCGTCTCGACCGCGAACGGCGTCTCGAACGAGCAGACGGGTGAGGGCAACTTCTTCCATCACCTGTACGTGAACGGCGAGGCGTACGGGATCGACGTCAAGTTCCTGCCCTGGTCGCTGCATCCCGACCGCGACGAGCACTGGTACGCGAACGTCGCCAAGGCGTTGCCGGCGCACGATCGCGCGGAGCAGTATCCGCGCACCGCCGAGGATGCGTTCATCAACACCGGCGAGTGCTGGTTTGATCTCGAGGCGCTGGCCTGGTACTCGGACGAGGCGCACCTCGATCATCAGCGCCGGCTGAACTTCATCCCCGACAAGCGCGGCAGCAGCGCCAAGCTGCACACGAGTGAGCTCGGGCGCACGCGGGTCTACGCGAAGCCGGAACCGGGACGTGACTACGCCATCGGCGCGGACGTCGCGACGGGGCGTGGGCTCGACTACAGCTGTGCCTACGTCATCGACCTGAACAGCATGGCGCTCGCTGCCGAGTTCCACGGCAAGATCGACCCGGACGAGTTCGCCGAGCAGCTGCACTTCCTCGGCCGCTGGTTCAACAACGCGCGGCTCGCTGTCGAGATGGGCGGCGGCTACGGCGAGCCGGTGATCATCTCGCTCCGCGACGGACGGAAAGGCCGGCCCACTTACCCACGCCTGTACCGGCACACGATCGCCGACCGCCCGGACATGCATCAGATGACGACCTACGGCTTCCCGATGAACATGAAGTCGAGGCCGCAGATCATCAACCAGATCGAGCAGGCGATCCGCGAGAAGACCGTGCCGGCGCTGCCGCGCACGCTGATCATGGAGCTCCGCACATTCGTCCGGCAGAAGACGCTGCCGTCGCCGCGAGCGCAGGAAGGGTCGAACGACGACCGCGTGATCGCGTTCGGGATCGCGCTCGAGATGTACCGCCAGTACGGCCGGCATGAGCAGCGCTACCGGCCGCAGCCGTTGCAGAAGTCTCGCCCCTACGCCTATCCCTGGCAGAGAAGGAGACAAGTCGCATGACCAGCAGCCTCGCTGCCGCGCTCGGCGGATTGCCACCGCCCGGACCCGGTGGCCCACCGCCTGGGCTCGGTCCCGGTGCGGGACCGCCGCTCGTCCCCGGCCGGCCGCGCGCCGGCAACCCGGAGACGTACTCGAACTCGCTCGACGCTCTCGATGACGCCGAGCACGCGATGCACGCCTACGTGCGCCTCGAGCCCGACGAGGTCGACCGTGCGGCCGGCACCAAGCTGCTCGCGGGCATCGTCGGCCTGAAGGCGAAGGATCAGAAGGACAGGCAGGCCGGCGGGGCGAACGCGCTCGCTCGCGCGCTGGGTGGAGGCGGAGGGCCAGGCCCAGGTGGGCCACCGCCGCCAGGACTCCTACCACCGCCAGGAGTAGGCCCACTTGGCTGAGCAGATCCAGCCTGGGACGCTCGGCGTTCCCGACTACTCGGGGCGTGGCGGCGAGGTCTCCGCCTACTCGCAGAACGTCGTCGCCGGCCCGCTCGACCTCGTCGTCCAGGCGATCAACGACTGCGAGCGTCGCTACCACGACGTGATGGTCCAACGGATCGAGCGCCGCTACGACGCCTACCGTGGGCTGACCGACCAGCTGCCGCGCGGCGACCAGCCGCAGGACGAGGACTGGCACTCGAACGTCACCACGCCCTACGTGCTCCAGACCTGCGAGGGAATGATCGCGACGATGCTGGAGCCGAACCCGCGCTTCAACGTCCAGCCGCGACCGAAGCCCGACGAGTCGCTCGACATGGTGATGCAGCGTGTGCACTCGGTCGAGGCCGTCGACGACGTGCTCCGCTACGCCCTGGACCGAGCTCACTTCGCCGAGAAGCAGCGCGACTTCATGCAGCAGGATCTGATCTGCGGCATCACGGTGCTCAAGGACTACTGGCGCAGTGAGCGGCGTGACGCGACCAGCCTCGTCTCCTCGACGATCGTCGTCACCGACGAGGCCGGCAACCCGATCGACTCGATCGACACACACGTCGAGCAGACGGTCAACGATGCACTGATCGAGGACGACGCCGACTTCGAGGTGCGCGACGTCCGCGACTTCTTCTGGCCACCGCAGTGCTCGAGGATCGAGAACGCCGAGTACCTGATCGACCGCGTCTACGAGTCATGGGACTCGCTGAAGCGCAAGGAGAAGGCGGGGCTGTACAAGAACGTCGACGAGGTCAAGTACGCCAACGTCGCCCCGACGAACAAGGGGATCGTCACCCAGCGCGAGCTCCGCCTGCGCAACGTCGACCGCACCCAGAACCTCGTCGAGGTGCTCGAGTACTGGACGCCCGAGCGGGTGATCACCGTCGCCAACCGCACGACCGTCCTGGCCGACCGCAAGAACCCGTTCTGGAATGGGCGGATGCCGTTCGTGGTCTGCAGCGCAATGCCGGACGCTTTCCAAGTCGCCGGCATCTCCGTGGTCGAAGCGCTCGCTCAGCTGCAAGAGATGCTCTGGACGCTGCAGAACCAGCGGCTCGACGTGGTGCGGATGCTGGCCAACCTGATCACTGTCATTCGCTCCGACGTCGACGACCCCGACGCCTTCGAGTGGGCGCCGAACGCGCAGTGGTTCGTCGAAGACCCAGGCCAGGTCGACACGCTGAAGATCGACCCGACCGTCGCCTCGATCACGCTGCAGGCCGAGACGCTCTTGAAGGGCGACCTGCAGAACATCATGGGCGGGCTGCCGATGAACAGCGGCGTGAACTCGCAGACCGTCGACCAGACGACAGCGACCGGCGTCTCGATCATCACCACGATCGCGCAGCGGATGATCCAGGCGCGTAAGCAGCACTACCTGTGGGCCTGGTCGCATCTCGCGAAAGACTTCCTGCTTCTGTATCAGCAGTTCCTGCGCGACGACCGCGTGGTCAAGATCATCGGCCCGCAGAGCGCCGTCGCCTACAAGACCGTGACGCCGCTCTCGATCCAGGGTGACTACGACGTCACGATCGACATCACCTCCGACTCGCTGATGCGACAGGAACGGCGCGCCGAGGCGAACAGCCTGCTGCAGATTGCGGCCCAGACTGCGCCGGTATTCGCCCAGTCCGGCGCGCCGTTGAACTTGAAGGCGTTCATGGAGAAGACGCTCGACGCCTACGACGTCACCGACAAGGAGCGCTACTTCCTGCCGCCGCAGCAGACACCGCAGATGGGACAACCTGGCGCCGGCCAGCCGGGACCGCCGGGGATGCCTGGCCCAGGAGGGCCACCCGGACCGCCAGGGCCGGCGGCGCCGAGCGGGATGACGAACGTCGACGCTGCGGCCGGCCCGCTCTCGCCGAACGGCGGCACGGCCTCGATGAGCCCCGCGCTCGCGATGGCGAACCTGATGCGCCAGCAGGGCGGCGCGAACAACGCCGGTGGCCAGTAGACCGATCCCGCTCCCGGCAGAGGAAGAGAGGCTCGTCGCCGCACGCCAGCGCTGGGCGGCGGTGGCTCAGCTGGGGCAGCACGCCAACTGGCCGGCGCTCGTCGACACGTTCGAGGCCGAGGTCGAGAAGAAGTTCAAGTCGCTGCGGCACCGGATCTACGCCGGCGGCGTCGACGCGCCCGAGATCCCACAGCGCGAGATCGACTACCACCGAGGGTGGATGGACGGCGCCAAGTGGGCGCTCGCGCAGCCGAGGGTGGCTGAGAACAAGCTGAAGCGCAACTTGAAGGAGAGTGATGGACGCACGCTCGATGACTGACCAGATCTTGAGCGCCTTCGACGAGGAGCTCCCCGAGCTCGCCGAGCCGGCGTCCGAAGAGCCGACCGAGCCTACCCCCGAGCCCGAACCCGAGCCCGACGAGGAGATCGTTTCGACGACCGAGCCGGCCGAGCCCGAGCCGGCAGCCGAGGTCGAGACTCCTGAGCCGCCGAAGCCCGAGGAGGCCGAGCCCGAGGAAGAGCCCGAGGAAGAGCCTGAGGCCGAACCCGAGGGCGAGCCGGGGTACACGACCGAAGACCCCGAGGTGCAGGCGTTCCTCGCCAAGTACGGCGGCGACGTCGAGAAGGCACTGAAGGGCGGCGCCGAGCTCCAGCGGGTGATCGGCCGGCAGGGCTCGGAGCTCGAGCAGCTGCGTCGGCAGATCCCCGAGCTTCAACAGCAGCTGCTCCAGTCGCAGACGGTTCAACCCAACGTTGCGCTCGACGAGCAGCAGCACGCTTGGGTGCAACAAGCGGTCGAGTCAGGC